AGCCGCAAGCAGCAGGCGGCGAACGATCAGGCCATCAGCGAACTGGTGCGCCAGGTCGCCATTGCCGAGAACGCCAAGGCGGCCTCGACCACGACATACGCCAGCCGGCAGGATGCAATCACCGCCCGGGATTCGCTGCTGGAGTCGATCGACACCGAGGCTGAAACGACGACCAATGACGAGGCCTACTACGCGCTGACCTCGCTCCGCGCGGAAGTGGTCAGGGCGGTTCCATCCCCCGATCAGAGCCTGCCCCAGATCGCCAGCTACACGCCGCGCGAGACGCTGCCGGCTGTGCTCGTGGCCTACCAGCTCTACGGAGACGCCAGCCGCTCCGACGAGATTGTTAGCCGCAACGCACCGCGCCACCCGGGCTTTCTGGTCGGCGGGCAACCGATTGAGGTGCTGACCGATGCAGGATGACCTGGAGCTACTGGTCAATGGCCGGATCTATTCCGGCTGGACGTCGGTCGGCGTTACCCGCGCCATGGACGCAGCCTCCGGGGCTTTCACCGTGGAGCTGACCGAGCGGTGGGAGGGGCAGGAGGGCCGCGCCGCTCAGGTCGAGCCGTGGCCGATCCTGCCGGGCGATGCCTGCGAGGTGCGATTGGGCGGCAAGCCGCTGATCGTCGGCTATGTCGATATCTTCCGGCCGTCGTTCGGGCCGACCGAGCACAGCATCAACATTCAGGGCCGGGACAAGACCTCGGACCTGATCGACTGCTCGGCCGTCCATGCGCCGGACGAGTGGCGGAATCTGGACCTGCTGGCCTTCGCCAAGATCTTGGCCAAGCCGTTCGGGGTCGGCGTGTCGGCTGACGTGCCAGTGGGCGAGAAGTTCGGCCTGATCAAGCTGCAGCAGGGCGAGACGGCCTTCGATGCCATCGAGCGCCACGCCCGCATGCGGCGTTTGCTGATCATGCCCGATGGCGCGGGCGGCCTGCTCATCACTCGCGCGGGCAATCAGCGCGCGGCGGCCTCACTCGTGCAAGGCGAAAACATCAAGTCAGCCAGCGGCACCATAGATCACAGCCAGCGATTCAGCGCCTACACCGTCAAGGCTCAAGCTGCCTACAGCGAAGACACCGACGGCGAGGCCGAGGCCCATATTGAAGGCGCCGTGAATGACAGCGGCGTAACCCGCTTTCGCCCCATGCTGATCGTGGCAGAGGCGGGCGGCACCGGGGCGAGCGTGCGCGAGCGTGCCACCTGGGAGGCAAACACCCGCATCGGCAAGTCGGCCTCGGCTTCGATTGTGGTGCAGGGCTGGCGGCAGCGCCCGGGCGGGCCTTTGTGGGCGCCGAACATGCTCGTTCACGTCCGCAGTCCATGGTTGCGCATGGAGGGCGAGATGATCATCCGCCAGGCCACGTTCGAGCGCGGCGACTCTGGCACCACTACCAAACTCGACATCGTTAGCCCGCAGGCCTTCGCGCCCGAGCCGCCTGACAGCCCCGATGCCAAAGCCGGCACCAACAAGGCCGGCAAGCGCAACTTGTGGGCGGAAGCCATCGGAGAAGACGCCAAATGAAAGGCCTAGCGAACCGGGTCATGCTCATGTTCGGGCGCGGCGTGCTGCGCGGCGTGAGCGATACAGGCAAGCGGCAGATGCTGCAGGTGGAGCTGCTAAAGGGCGAGCTGCGCGACGGACTGGAGCGCATGCAGAACTACGGCCTGACCAGTCACCCACTGGGCGGGGATGTCGCGGTTGCGTTCTTGGGCGGCAACCGAGAGCAGGGCATTGCCTTGATCGTGGATGACCGCCGGTACCGGGTCAACCTGCAGCCAGGCGAGGTCGCGCTCTATGACGACCTCGGCAACAAGGTTCAGCTGCTGCGTGACCGCGTGAAAGTCGAGGCCGTGCAAACGCTGGAGATCGTTGCGCCAACCGTGACGATTACAGGCGACGTATCTATCACCGGAACCCTGACCAACAACGGCAAGTCCGTGGGCAGCACTCATACCCATCCGGGCGATAGCGGCGGCACAACGGGAGTACCGAACTGATGGCAGACGCCGCACTGGTAATGACCGAGAACGGCGGCGACATCGTTCTCGAAGGGCTGGATCTGGCCCGCGACGACGGACTGGAAACGGCTGTGATCATCAGCCTGTTCACAGACCGCCGCGCCACGCTTGAGCAACTACCGGCCGGCACCTCCGCCGACGACCTCCGCGGCTATTGGGGCGACGTCGGCAGCAACGACCAGACCGGCTCGCACCTCTGGCTGCTCTCGCGCGAGAAGCAGACGCCGCAGACACTGGCCAGGGCGCAGCAGTATTGCCGCGAGGCTCTGGCATGGCTGATCGAGGATCGCATTGCAGCCCGCGTCGAGGTCGGTGCCGCCTATGTGGCGACCGGCTGGATGCAGATCGACATAGCGATTGACCGGCCCGGCGGGCTGATCCAGTACCGATACAACTACGAATGGGCGGCGCAGGCCGCGAAGAGGGCTGCCTGATGGCATTCGCACGACCAACGCTGACACAGATCATCGACCGGGTGACGGCCGACATTGGCGGCCGGGTGACGGGCGTAGATGGCGCCGTGCTGCGCCGGTCGCTCCTGGGCATCATCGGCCAGTCCACGGCAGGCGCCGCGCACCACCTCTACGGCTATATCGACTGGGTGTCACGCCAGGTCATGCCCGACACCGCCGAGGGCGAATACCTCGCGCGATGGGCCAGCATCTGGGGCGTCACCCGGCAGGCCGCAACGTTTGCATCAGGCAACGTCACCTTCACCGGCACGGTCGGCTCGACCATCCCGGACGGGACCATAGTCCAGCGACAGGATGGCACCCAATACGCCACGCAGGGTGCAGTCACCCTTTCGGCAAGCACAGCAAGCGTGCCGGTGCAAGCCGTGACCGCGGGAGCGGGCGGCGATCTGGCGGCCGGCGTAACGGTCTCGCTGCTTTCTCCCGTAGCCGGCATTCAATCGAACGCAACGAGCGGCAGCATCACAGGCGGCGCAGACAAGGAGTCGGACGAAAAGCTGCTGNCCCGCCTTCTCCAGCGCATCCAGAACCCGCCGCACGGTGGGTCGTCGGCCGACTATGTGCTGTGGGCGCTGGAAGTCCCGGACGTGACGCGCGTCTGGGTCTACCCGCTGCAGCAGGGGGCAGGCACGGTCACGGTGCTATTCGTGGTCGATAACGCCGGCGTGATCCCGGCCGCCAGCAAAGTGACTGAGGTGCAGTCGCACATCGACGGCTTGCGGCCTGTCACGGCCGAGGTTTTTGTCGCGGCCCCTATCGCTCAGCCGCTCGACATGACGATCAAGCTGAGCCCCAACACCGCGGCCGTCCAGGCTGCCGTCAGGGCAGAGCTTGAGGATCTGCTCTCACGCGATGGCGAGCCCGGCAAGCCGATCATGATCAGCCGACTGCGCGAAGCGGTGTCCATCGCGGCCGGCGAGGACAACAACCAGATCATCACGCCGACCGCCGACGTGGCCCACGCAACAGGCTACATGCCGACCCTCGGCACGCTGACCTTCCAGAGCTTCTAAGGGGGCCGCATGCGGACAACCGAGAACTACCGCGAGCACCTGAAAGCGCTACTGCCGCCAGGGCAGGCCTTCAGCCGGGACGCGGGCACCAACCTGGACGCGCTGCTTGACGGCATGGCCGCAGAGATGGCCCGCCTCGATGCGCGTGGCGAGCAACTGATCAGCGATGCGAATCCACAAGCAACGCTCGAACTTCTGCCTGACTGGGAGCGCATCGCGGGGCTGCCCGACAACTGCTCTAGCTCGCTCGAAACCACTCTGCAGGGCCGGCGCAATGCGCTGATCTCCAAGCTCTCCGCGAGCGGCGGGCAATCGCCAGCCTACTTCATCGAGATCGCCGCCGCGCTGGGCTACCAGATAACGATTGAAGAGTTCCGCCCCTTCCGGGCGGGGCTGTCGTCTGCTGGTGGCTCGCTCACCAACGGCTATTGGGTCCACACCTGGCGCGTTCGCGCGCCAGCGACAACAACCATTCCCTTCAGGGCCGGGCTCTCGGGAGCCGGCGAGCCACTTGCCGCGTTCGGCGTCGACTCGCTGGAATGCAAGATCAACCAACTCAAGCCAGCGCATACCCAGGCGCTATTCGCATACGGAGCATAAACAATGCACAGAATTGACGGCGCAGGCGCAACGGCCGACAACAAGTTCACGGAAGGCGATGCCGCCACAGGCGTTGCCGCCACGGTGGTGACGGACGACTGGTTAAATGATGTCCAAGAGGAACTGATCAGTGTCCTGGGTGCGGCCGACATCACCCCGACGAAAGGCGCGCAGGATCAGTTGCTCAAAGCAATTCGGGGAGTCAAGGGGCAGCAAGTTTATAGCGCCGCGGGAGCGCACACGTGGGCAGTCCCTGCTGGTGTGACGAAGGTCAGAGTCACGGTTACAGGTGGCGGTGGTGGCGGCGGTGGCGGTGTCACCAGCCCTACTGCCGCGCGTGGTGGCGGTGGTGGCGGCGGTGGTACGGCCATCGGAATTATCAGCCTCGCCGGCGCATCTAGCGTATCTGTGACGGTGGGAGGCGGCGGAACCGGCGGCGACTCCGGCGCGAATGGCGCGAATGGCGGATCGAGCAGCTTCGGAAGCTATCTATCAGCCGCGGGTGGCGG